AAACTTTTTCAATTACATTTGAACAACTTAACTTTTTTAATGATTGTTTCCCACATTTCTTACACTCGTAGATAATCGGTGGATTTATAATCATTTCAGGTGTAACTAATCTATATTTGCTTGATAAACATCGATCAAATATAGTCTTGAAATCATCTTCTAGACAATCTTGATATGCTTCGTTCGATAACAAAGACCAAAGTGTACTATTTTTAGATTTCCAGGATTCATCTTGATAGAGTGTAGCAAAAGGATTGTCGTAAAACCACAAAGCCTTATAAATCTGTGGCTCATCTGTTTCGTGCTCAGCCAATCCAATTCTATTCAAATTATCATCATAGAGCCAATATACATTCAAATTATATTCTGTATATGCTGGATCAAATCTCCCACGATATACATCTTTGCCATCATATTCCCATTGATCTGCGTCTATGTCATTATCATGTTCAACAATGTCTGGAGATATATCTTTATATACTAATCCCTTTCGCAAAAGAGAGTACATTTGTAAGTAAAACGGATTTGGAATGACTAGTTATTTACGAGTAATGCCAAAATGCCGGGACTATCGTATTCACTCAACAAGAGTGACAAGATCCTGTTCAGTAAATTTGAATACAGTGATATACCGTCTAGCAGACGTTACATTACATTGATGATAAATGATAACATAATGATGAGTTTCAATGGAGACGAGCTAAAAACAACATGTCGTCCATCGATTTCTACAATGGTGGAAGATCATATGCTAGGAAGATCTGATGGAGTTGAGTTACACTTTGGTGTGTCGTGTGTTCGTAAGAGCTATTCTCTGACGTTCCCAAAAGAAATGGAGAAGCAGATTATTGATATCTACCTACAGATTACTGAGTTTATTACCAGACTATCTTAATAATATTTGAAGAATAAAGAGAGATATGAGAATCTGGAAAGCGAATTTTTAAACCATCTACAATTTTTTGCATATGATTCCAAGCTTCTGGATTAACCGAGTACATATACTCAGTCATACCTTGACGAGCCACATGAAGTACTTGTGAGAAGGCAATTTGAACTTCGTCCTTTACAGTTGTATCATCTGACATGTCTCGTAATTGTTGGCGTGTATAAGTTGCCATTTTTCTAACTAAGAAAAATATATCTAAATCAATCAAAATTTACCTTTATCTTAACAGGATGATGTTTGAGCGAGTTTGTAGCAGACTTTGAAAGCTCATGGCGCTTGCGAGTCTCGTCAACATGTTCATCCTTCAGACGATGCTCCATATCTGCGTGAACCTCCTCGTAGTGCTCTTCAAGGTAATCCAATATATCATCATTGATTGCCCATTCAAAAAAATTAAGCTGACCTACTGTAGTCTCAAAGTTAAGAAACTTAATTCGCTTAGATCGACAAAAAGGATCAAACATCTTTTTACTGTACGCCTTTAGATGAGACTTGTAAGACAAATACACAATCATGTGTCTCTGCTTTTTAGTTACAAATGATGTATTAAACTTCTTCGCATAGTTAGTAACAAACCAATCAATCAACCGCAGAGATAGATTTGAATTTCCCTCCAAAATGTTTTTTACTCTCTCTACATTTTGTGGATTTGAATAGAACTTCTCAAGTCGAAATAATACCCATTGTTCTTGTGTTTGGATCTCCATTATATCATTTTTATATGTGAACATGTAAAACGGTTTTATGTTAATAACTACAACTAACTCCAAAATGTCCAAAACAGATAAAGTCAAGTTTCTTCTAGATACATACGGACAAAATGACCAGCGTACAGCTGCTTGGCACCTTAAACGTGGGCAAATGTTAACTGCTTCTGAAATCTATAAGGCACTGCCTGATGCGACGCAATCACAAAGACATGAACTTATTATGTCGAAGCTCCAACCAAAGCCTCCAGTAATCGGAGCTGGTCCCAGGGCATTGGCTTGGGGGACAAGATTTGAACCAATAGCAAAACAGATCTATGAGGAGCTACATTTTAACCATATCAAAATTGTTGATACAACTTGTGTTCCTCACCCAGATGTTCCTTTTCTAGGAGCTTCTCCTGATGGAGTTATTATTACAGATGATACCAATGATTATAGATATGGGAAGCTAGTAGAATTCAAATGTCCTATTTCTCGCCAGTTTACGAATGAGTCTCCAGTACCTAAGGAATACTATCACCAAATGCAGCTCCAGATGGAGTGTACAGGACTTGATGAATGTGAATATATTGAAATGGGATTCAAACAGGTAACATATACAGAATGGATAGATTCAAAAGCAGAATATAAATCATTCTTTGCTATTCTGTCTGATGAATCAGTGCGCTACAAGGATATACATGATCCTAGAAAACCAGCTGAATGGCGTGAGGATGAACTCAAAGATGTAGATGATTCAACTATGTGTTATTGGATTCTCAATCAATGGAGATCTTTATCTGTTAACAAGCAGCAGGATTGGCTTTCATCAAATCTTCCAAGCTTTGAGTCAGTGTGGAAGGAAGTTCAGGAACATCGCACTGCTGGGACTTTTCCTCAGCCCCCACAGCCTCTGAAGGAGAAGACGACTCTTCTGCTTTAGGATAATACCGAACCATCCAATCCAATTCTGAGCGTTGAGGATTCTCTTGATAGAACCCCTTTCCTATATGAATATTTAGTAGACTTTGGAAATACTCCTCATACATAAGAGCAACTCTATCCAAACTAAAATTATTCATAGCCCAATCACGACAAGCCTTACGAGAAATCTTATCAATATTTTTACATGCCCACTCAAAGTGGTCCATAGTTCGGCAACGATAGCCAGTAACCCCATGTAGGTTATTCTCTGCGAATCCACCCCAATCTGTAGTGATATTGGGTGTACCGCAAAACAATGCTTCAATAGTTACTCCGCCAAATGGCTCATTGTAATGTGTTGGTGCGATAAGGGCCTTTGCGTTCTTCATGAGTTCGCATCTTTCCTTTGGTTCTACATATCCAATTACAGTTACGTGATCAGGAACTTCTCCTATCACAGACTTCAGATCGCCCTGACCAGCTACAAGCAACTTTGCTCCAATACGTCTTGTTACATCAACTGCGATACCAATTCCCTTTGAGCCAATAATTCTACCAACAAACAAAAAGTAATCCTTTGGCTTATCGTTGTATTCAAAATCTTCTGGATCAAAATAGTTTGGAATCACTGCGTCATACCAATGTGGTTGGCGATTGTATTTTCCATAAACAACATTCATAACTGCGTATGATTCATAAATGTTCTGAGGACAACACGGCTCATTTGTACAACCAATACCGGGTTCAACTGGAATCAAATCTGGGTGAGCTTGAAATACTGGTCGGTGTGCGTATCCCCAAAAGCAAAGAATAAAGTCTTTTGGCTGTTTGCGTTTACCAACCTCCACAATAGCTCGCTGATTAAAAATTTGGTGGGCATGATCGGCTGTGTTGTGCTTAAAAAAGTTCTTGCGCCAATCATGATTTCCATACGCAATCTCGAGATCCTCATTGAATGTAACTGGCACATGTTCGGTACATTCAACTTCTGATTCTTTGTGACCATAATGGTATACAGTATGTCCTCTGCGTGTCATCATTTTACACCATTTTAGAACCTTTTGAGTAAAAGCACAAGCTGAATAATCTTTACGCGTTACTGTGTGTGGTAATGATAATACGTGGAACCTCATTTAGTTAATTTCATAACGAGTTATGTAAACTTATTCCATATAAGAAGTAACCATATTTACTCTGAAAGGCGTTGCGATCCCTGGAACTGGCTCTTCGGGAGATGTGACTGGCGTTAGATGATTTGTCTGCTGATCGTAAGAAGATGTTGATGTTTGCGCAGTCTTCTTTACGCTTCTCTGATCCAAAAACTCAGGAACGAACGATTCTCGATATCCTGAAAGTACATATAGAATGACGCCTACTGCTACTAGAAGTCCTAAAAAAGCCCAGTTCTTCATTTACTTTAGGATGTGAAAAATGGAATAGCTTTTTCATATTCTTTTCATAACATAAGCATGGAGGCGCGCGCACTACAAACACTAAAAGCAATGCTAAAGGAGCGAGGACTTAAAGC